AAGGTTAACATTATTGACGGCATTGTTCGTCTTTGTTCTCCAAAGAGGGAGAGCGAAGGCGGCGTTGCTGCTCAGGGTAGAAATGGAGAAGAGGAAACTAACAATTTCTTTGAAGCCTTATGGTCTGGTATAAAACAGACTGTAGGCACCGAGAAGTTTGATAACTCGAAGCTTGGTCCTCTCCATGCAGTTGAAAGACTGCATAGGGGGATTAAGTCAACGAGTGATCTTATTATTGGTGTGCTCAAGGTTGTTTCTGAGTTTTCACAGAAGGTGATTACGAAGTTACTCGGGCGTTCATTTGCTTGGACTCTCGATTCAGCGAAAGCTGTTGAGTATGAGGCTTGGTGCGATCGGATTAAGGTTCTGATCGATTTTCCAAAGCCTGAATTGGATGTGAGAGCGACAGAGGTGTCGGCTCTTATTGACGAGTGTATAAAGACTGGAGAGGTCTTTGAGAATGATTTAGCGTTGCCTTCCAAGATGATTGGAAATGGCAGTCCTTTGTCACGTGGTATGCGCCAGTTGCGAGAAATGCGTACATTACGTGATCAAGTTGCTGCTACAAAGAGTGATAGAAAACCACCATTTGGAATGGTGGTCTGTGGTAGTCATGGAGTTGGTAAAACGACTGTTATCAATCTGGTGTCGAAGTATATACTGGATAGGATGAAGATAGTTCCGCAGAAGGAGTTTATTTATACTAAACCCATAGATATGAAGTTCTGGGATGGTTATGATAAACAAGAGGTTTTCACGCTAACTGATGTGTTTGGTGTGAATGACCCTAAGATGAAGGATGAGCAGAGGATGCTTTTCCAGAATTTGGTGGATTCTGCGCCCTATAATCTGAATATGGCAGATTTAGATGATAAGGGTGCGGTTCCGCTGAAGGCTGTGATAGTAGCGTTTTCAACGAACAGGATTCCTACCCCTATGACGAAGAAAAATCATGGTGGTGGAGAAATGTATGCTCCTACAGATACAAACTTGACTAATTATGCAGCGTTTGCTAGACGGCAGGCGTTGTATTTTACGGTTAGGTTTGTACCTGAGTGGTGCACTGATGGGAAATTGGATGTGAAGAAGATTCCTAAGGAGGTGGTACCGAGTAGAGATTATCAGGAGGGTACAACCCCTTTTTATGCTGATGCTTTCCAGTTTATGCTTATTAATCCTTTCGATGACGTACCCGCTAATAAGTGGTTGTCATGGAAGGAGTTTATGAGTGTAGTTGATGGAAAAGTTGATGAGTATATGAAAGTGGGTTCTGCCTATGAAGCTTTTACTAGGGATAGGGTTCCTAATAAAGCTTTTGTGTTGCCTCCTGTTGCTAAGACCGAAGTTTTTACTACCAGAATAAGTACTGAGTTTGCAAGTGTTGCGGACTCAGTTTTAAAGATGGTAAATAAGGCTGAGGTTAAGGTAAAGGAAGGTAAGCAGGAAGTTGTAGAGTTCACTAGAAAACCTGCAATTGCAACAGGTATAAACTATCTGCAAGAGATAGCTAGTGCTGGTGTTCGAACGCAAGGTAAGTACAAGAGGGTACTTAGTGATACAGACAGTCATAGTCCCTATAATCGTGCTAGAGAAGCACCTATGGGAGACGGAGATTTGGCTGAGTCAATTTTGTGGTATGTTCAAAACGGTATGGAGCCTGAGAGGTTCCATGGTGATTATGAAGATAAAATGGAGTTGATAGAAATTGCTAAGGCTTATAAGAAGAGAGGTTTTGATATCTTTAGAATTAAGCATATGCTGATTTTTATTATCTGCGCTTATCGTTTAGAGGAAGTCGTGAATAATAGAAGATGGTATACTGCTATTGTGGAGCATGCCGTAACTTTTGTCCCTTTTGTGGCAAAGCTTGCAGCATGTGCTATTTTTGGTTCATTAATTGGATATGGAATGGCAAAGATTCTTTTCTATATAGCAGAGAAGCTTTCGAATCATGGTGATATTGATCCTGATGCTCGTACCGCTAATACGGTTACTGAAGCTCAGTCATTGACGGATCCTAGAGTTCAAAAAGCTAATGTAGTGCATACATTAAAGCCCTCTGATATGAAGTTGCGTTTTAATACAGCGCAATCGGGTTATGGTACTTCTGCAGTTGCTGATATTGGAAGCAGACTTAAATCAAACATGTTTAATATACATGTGTACTATAATGATGAAGATTATATAGAGGTGGGTGTGCTTATGGTAGATAGTAAAATGGGAATAGTCCCTGGCCACGCTTTTGATCAAGTTGATGCAAAAGGTGGTATGAAGAAGTGCTTAGTGTTTTATAAGAATGGAGATCTTGTGGATGCTAAAGTAGTGAAGGGTGTAGGAGTTAGTAAAATAGATTCTACAGTTTTACTCTTTGATAAGGCTGTTCGTGGTGTGAAGGACATCTCGAGTTGGTTTGTTAAAACTAGCGATCTTTCTGGTGACATATTCTCAGGTTTAGGCCTTTGTGAGTATGAGCAGAAGATAGCTAGTGACGAACCAGTTTTTGGTGTCCAGCTTTGTCCGGGTGGAAAGTTCCCTCAGAAGGTGAACTATACGGACAGTGGAATAGATTATGAAATAGCTCCTGCATTACAGTGCAAGGCGTTTACGAGACAAGGGGATTGTGGAAATCCCTATGTTTCTGTAACGCCTAGAAGAGCTGGACGGTTTGTTCTAGGTATGCATGTTGCTGGTAATGAGTATCAGAATAAGGCGTACGGTGTTATTATAACACAAGAGATGCTTAGAGATTTTAGAGATTTCTTTAAGGTATCCGGTGAAGATGTAATCAAAACCCAGGCAAGAGAAGTTATTGCTAGCGAAGAGAGAGTTGATAGCATTCCGCTTCCAGTTAGGGCTAAGGTTATAGCTCATGTATTCCCACCGCAGATGATGGGAGGAAAGAGTGAGATAAAAGCTTCATTGCTTCAGTCTGAAAAGCCGGAGTCGTTGTTTTTCCCTGATACCCAACCTGCTAGGCTGGCACCTTATGCCAAAGATGGTATAAAGGTGTCCCCTTTGCAGTTAGCGTATGATAGGATAGATAAGGCTCGGCTCGTTGATTTGAGTGAGTATGAAGATAAGTTCCGTCGCTGTGTAAAGTCAGTGATGGATGGTATTCCACACCCTGAGGGGTTGCGAGGTATCACAAGGGATGAAACCCTGAATGGTATTCCAACTTGGAGAGGATGTGGACCGATTACGATGAATTCTGGTGTAGGTTTTACCTTTGGTGATAGGTATACTACTAGGAAAGAGTTGATAGTGGGTGAAGTACCCAACCTTCGTGTTGTAGATGAAGCATATGATGAGTTTTGGTGTGACTGGCGAAATGCCGATACACCGAAGCCCATCTATACTAACTTTATGAAGGATGAGAGAAGGCCTGCTGTGTATGATGCAAAAACACAAGAGTGGATTATAAAGAAAACACGTCTTGTGTGTGGTGCTGACACGCACTACTATGCTCAAGGAAAGCAGGCATTGGCACCGCTTAGAGAGGCGTTGCTGAGGATGGGGGCTGAGAGCCCTATAGCTCTTGGCGTGGAACCACATTCGAAAGATTGGGATTTCATGTTTAAGGAGTTATCAAACCATGGTCTGTTTAAGAAGGCCTTGGGAGGAGATGGTGAAGCCTATGACACCTGCCATGCTGATCTGTTTGTAAGAATAGTATGTGAGGAGATAGGTGTTTGGAGTGGATGCTATTATGATGTCGACTGGGTAGTGAAAACGCTACTTGCTGGATGTACGGAAACTAGACATGTTATTGGTAGACTAATTTTTATCCTTACACATTTCTGGCCTTCTGGCCATCCAGCTACGGAAATTATTGTTTCTATCCTTACACTTGCTCTTATGAAGTTGGTTTGGTTACTGGCAACAGATCGTAGCCTTCGTGAATACGATAGCTATGTTAGAAGCAAGGTGTTGGGAGATGATAATGTTTCCGGCGTTGATGGAGTGGTTCTACACTATTATAACAATATCTCCATATCAGAGAAGATGTGGGATTTGGGTTATAAGTGGACCCCACCCGATAAGTCAGATGTTTTTAAGCATCATTATGAGTGGAGTGAGATGACCTTCAACAAGAGGTACTTTGTGAAGAGTTCCTTTGGTGATATGGTCGGACCTTTAGATAGGGCTACGATAAGAGACATGCCTCTATGGATTACGAAGAAGCTTCCAGCTAACCTTGCTACCTCCAATAACGTTGAAGATGCACTGGCAGAATATGCAGTGTGGGATTCAGCGAGACCTGAGACGGAGCAAATGATAGTTGAGCAGCAGCTTTGTAAAGAAGTATGTCAAGCCTTGTGCAAGAAAGCGAATAAAGTTCTAGGAGGATACTTTGAACTTGATAGAGAATGGTATACGAAGAAGTATTCCGTCCCGATTAGGAAGGAGAGAGTTCTAGCTACATGGAAGCGTGAGTTTGTGCGTAAGGTGCTTGCGATTGATGGTATTGTCGTTCAGAGTAAGGACAAAGGCCATGATCAATTCTGGTCCGATCCTGAGGATCCAGATGGGAAGGATTACAGAGATGTGATACGACCTCAAGCAGGAGAAGGAAGCGATACAGTAGCTCCGAAGACAGGTGCTAGTACTGATACTTTGGCCTCACCGGCAACAGTGTCAACTACAAATGCGCTAAGCTTCGCAGATACTACGGTAGCGGTGGTATCCACGCCTGATATGAGTAAGATGGAGGCTATGACTTTTGACAATGCAGCTAATGCATCGTTAGAGTCACCTTATATCATTGCCCAAGAGTCGTGGACTACTTCCGTGCCGCAGGGTTACTGGAAGACGTATAAGATACCGCCCTTGCTATATAATGTGGCAAAGCTTATAACAAAGTTTGCCTATTATGGGTTGTATGACGCAGATCTAAAGATAGAGATTCGTTCAAATGGATCAGCTTACTTCCAGGGGGAGATGATGGCTGTGTGGCAGCCATACTTCCTGGGATTAGACTTCTATGGAAATGCGAGAGGTATAGGAGGAGTCCTGACGGAAGCTACTAGTATAGCTGTAGCTTCTCGGTCACCGAACCATAAGATTTCGGCTTGTACGAATGAAGTGGTGAGTTTTGTGATACCAAGTGTGTATCCTGCATTGTTTAGGAACCCAAACTATAATGCAGCGATACCAGGATCTCATGCAGTGATAGAGTTATATGTGACTAACGTCTTGATTGCATCGGCACAGGCAGGAACATCGATTCCCGTGACGATTTGGGCCTCTTTTGTTAATCCGAAGTTGCAGGGTATGATTCCTATAACGGTCACAGCGTTTAGTGAGTTATCTGCAAATGTGGATGAAGAGAAGAAGAAGGCGAAGAAGAAAGTAGCTTTTAGAGGCAAAGATGAGATCATTCCTCAGAGTGGGGAAGGATCGATAATGGACATGGCTAAGTTGGGGAAGGCTGTGTTGAATGAGGGTGCTCCAAAGATCTCGAAGAGCATTGGTGGTGTGCTTTCGTCAGTGATATCGGCTGTTGAGACAATTAGTTCGGTTGCCAGTTCGACAGGATTTGACAAACCGACTACTACAGTCGCTGCTACGCGAGTTTACCAAGATGTAAATAGGGACCAACATTATGCGAGTTCCATCGACCCATATCCAAAGTTAAGCTACTTTCCGACCGCAAGGTTGGCAGGTGGCAAGAACAAATGGCGTCAAGATGAGGATGAGATGAAAATAGCAACTGTTATACAGAGAGGAACGAGGTGGGCTCAATTTACGATGACGAGTGCTCAGACTGAGGGGACGATTCTGGCAGTTTATCCTGTGACTCCGTGTCTACAGGATAGATTTACAGCAACGTCCTATCCGTTTCATCCGTCGCCGATGAACCTTCTTGCCTCCAACAATTGCTATTGGAGAGGACCAATGGAGTACTTTGTGCAGATACGCACTTCTCAGTTTGCTTCAGGCCGACTTGGGATTGCATGGATGCCCCTTCAGTATTCCGAAATACCGGGAACCATAACTAACCCTGGTGATGTTAGTGGATGGCAGTTGGATTTTAAAGGTGATAGCTCAATAGAGGTGGCAGTAGAACCATGTACGTGGTTCCCTATGCTGAACACTTTCTTGTACAACACTGACTACACTACACTCATGGACGATTTGAGTTTCGTAAATGGGTATCTTGTTTTTTATGTTGCAAATCAACTTTCAAACACTGCCTCTACTGGCAATACAACGGCAGCTATTAATTTGGATGTCGCAGCAGGGCCTGGGATGGTATTCTCTGTGCCACAGTCTGGATGGACTATGCCACAGGGTACGGTAGCGGATGTTATTCGTCCGCAGGGCCAGGATTCAAGAGAGATGTTTAAGAAGACATTTCCGCCTATTTCTGAGAGTAGGGCAGTCAATGTAATGGAATTGACAATGCCTGAAGTTCTAACAGATATGAGAGATCTGTGCCATAGATACACGTTTATCGGACCGGAGGCGGCAGCCACTTATTCGATAGATCCTTGTGCTTTCTTTGGACCATTTGGAGCGTCGTCAGCGGATACAAAGAACATAAATTGTAATCCGATTCGTACGTTAATGTCCTATCTGAGATTCTGTCAAGGGGGTTTTAGATTATTAACTGACAATGCGACGCCGGCGTGGATAAGCTTTAAGGGTGGTATGTTTACTTATACATCCTATCAAGCGAGTAGCGTAGCTCAGGTATTGTGTGGATTTGGAACTCAAACAATTTCTGGTGCTGAGATGCCTTACGTGAACAACTTTTTGTTTTACGATTCTAGTAATACAACAGCTGGCATGTCATCTTGGCCACCAAATTTTGCGGTAGAGAGCACTTCCACAAATAGCCTGACAGGAACATTCTATGCAGTTGCAGCTGCAGATGACTTTGAGGCCGCGTGGGAAATAGGTATAATGCAAATGTTACCCTATGCCACGGCGAGCAGTTCCGAATCTTCATCAAGTTCTAGCACTAGCTCTAGTGCGCCGATGGAGAGCTGCAAAGAAGAGCAAAAACAACCGCGTGCTGTTGCCCTCACTGATTCAGTGATTGAGGGATTTGAACAGTTAATACGTGACCGTGTTAGAGACACGGAGGAGAGGAGAACTCCTAAGACAAACAATTTTTTACAGAAGCGCTAACTGAAGCGCAGTGTATTGCTGACGCGATAAGGCCGTTAAAGCCCCACGTGTGCAACACACTTTTAGATACCCCTGATGGGGGAGACAGATGCTTGGCATCCTGCATTCCCTTGGGTGGGTAAATAGGT